CAGCTTCTTCTTCGTCGAAGTTATTTGCGATAGCTTCTTCTGCTAAAGACTCCATGCTCATAAGCCAGTCTTTTATTCTTCCCATTAGCTTGCCTCTCCAGTCTTTTATTCTTCCCATTAGCTTGCCTCTCCTTCCTCGCCTGTAAGCCTTGTCCACTCGGCTTCCCAAAAATATTCAATGGCTATTTCATACTGTTCTTCTTCTGACATTTCTTCTTCTGCTGAAGCGTCAAGGGCAACGGTCATATCTTTATATGCGAAGTTCCAATCCATAGTACCTGCATCATACTTTTGAGTATTTTTTCGAATATATTCATCAAGCATGACAGCACATTCTTCAATAACGGAAAGATGCCATACTGGATTTACGGGGTCGCCAACCTTCCAATTATCTCGTGCCCATTTTTTAAATTCATCTGTTTCTTTTTTAGAAAGTTCTCGATGAAGGTTGAGATGAACTACGTTATCATTCATTTAACCCTCCAAATTCGATAACCAGCAATGCCAGCGTCAGTCCACATACGTTGGGTGAAAGTTACTTCAGTTCCCTGTTTGGCTAGGCGTTTTTGGTAAGACTGCCTCGCCTGAGCAACACGGTTGCCTATTTGTTTCTGAGTTTCTTCTTCGTAGTTTGGCCCAGCAAAAAAGCTGTTGCCTACTTCCATATCCTCAAATGGATATTTCCGAGCGGTTGAGTGGAAGTCTTCAGGAATATCAATCCCTGAATCGATTACAAAATCATTAGCCATCTTTTCCTCCTATGGTTAATAGCTAAGTTATATTATTTAATAACTAAGTTATATTATAAAGCCGACAACTTCGGAGTAAAGTAGTCTTTACTCAGTAAACTGCGACACATAAAGCAACAATTGCATAAAATAAAACAACGCCTGTTAAGACTGCCATGATGTTTCTCCTGTCGGCGTTAGTAAGAGCGGAGAGTTTCCTCCCCGCCCTGACTAGTTACACAAGCTCGATGTACTTTTTATCAAGCGCGATTTGAACGTCAGGTGCTCCACCGCGAATCTTTCGCGCTGCAACAAGGAACTCGTTCAGCGGCATATCATCTTTGAACAAAGTGAAAATCTCGGCTCGCCGAGAACCTTCGCGGACTGGGATTTTATCTCCAATCACCTTGATTGTATCACCGTCAAACTTATGACTGATGATTGTTTTCTTAGCAATTGGTTTAGGAACTGCTTTGAGATTTGCCTTGGGCTTCGCTTTTGCTGAAGCCTTTGACTTGGTGTTCTTCGAGGGAAGAACTTCTACTGTAGCTGTGGCCATATCTGGCCTCCTTTCTGCTTTCTACTAACGCTACTAATTATAAGCGCGATAAAAAGGGGGACAACCGCTAAGTTGTCCCCCGATAAACTAAGCAGCTTTCGCGTACTCAGTGGCTAGGTCTAAGGCTCGCCGTTTCGTAACGGCATTTGGCCCAAGCCAGCTTGAGTAAAGAGCGCCACCCTTTACTCTTTCGGACTGGCGTTTCGTATGATCCATGTGATAAGTGACACCGTTAAGTGCGCCCCACCAAGTTCCTTTCGCTGACTTCAGGTCGGCTCCAGGAGACAACGCGATAGCATCATGAACCTGCTCAGAAGTTTTACTGAACTCATCTATAAGAGGAACATCATTTGCAATTTTACCTCGGTCGATAAGTAACTGTGGTTGAAATAGTTCAGCGATAAAGTTCTGAACATCCAACGGTTTTGCTCGTTTACTGGATAAGAACGTCGTTTGCTCCTGAAACTCAGCCATTTTACTCTCGCTGATACCAAGGGCTTCTTCAGCGGCTCGCATTATTTCATCGTCAAAGGCTTGAAGATGAAGTACTCGAAACCGCTTACCATCAGTGTTCAATGCGAGCGCCATAGTATTACTACAGACGACTCGTATGGGTGTGAACATGATAGTAAGAGCCTTCCCTGAAACGTGAGGCGAATCTATAAGTAGATAACCTTCTACTCGATCACCTCCGGGAAGTTCAAAGTTAGACTCAAGTTTTGCAAGCCCCCAGATATCTTGCCCGTCCTTTAAAGAACCCGCTGTTTCCATTTTCATTTCACCTTTGGAAACAAACTTTTTAAAGAACTTGAAAGTATCAGCATTCTGGAAAGGCACGTAGTCCTCGCCGCAAGCTGAAAGCACACTATTATCTGTGTCGCGTACAATAAAGTGATGACCTTCTGCGTTGAGAAGACCAACTTCATCGCTCCAAGTTGGAGAGTCAATAGTATACGCTGGGCGTTTAGAAACAGTCCAGTTCAAACCAGCCACTTCTAACATTTCTTCGGGAGTCATGGTATCATCTACCTTGACCCCCAGCCCATGCCAAGGAACGTCCCCCGCATAAGCCATCGTTTCTACTGCTGCTGCCATAATTTTTCCTTTCTAAATATGGTAATTTCTAACGGTTACTATTATAAACCGTTTATACGTGGGTAAAAGTTCTTTTTAGTCAGGAACCTCTACCGTGTTGAGTTTGTTAAAGAAATCAAGGTCGATGTCAATCATCGCCTTAGAACCTTCACCGTTGAGTATGATCATACAACGAACGTGCTCTTCAACTTCTACACCGCCAGCGTGTTCATGTGGCATGTGAAAAGTGATGGGAAACTGAGTATCGTCGTCTACAGTGTCAAGGTATTCTTGAAGAGGCTCGGGTTCAACCGCTCGGTTGTAACCCATTTCAATAGCCCAATTATTAGCAGCGACTAGCTGCTCTTTATTTAGAATAGGAACTAACTCCATAGCTTTCTCCTTTATTTACGTTACCCCCCTATTATAAAGGGGGATTAGTTAGAGAAAAGCTCTGGCTTGTCCAACTACTTTTTCGCACTCATCCAAGCAGTCATTCCCATGTAGGCACCGACTACTCCCGCCATCCCAATGTAGAACAAACCAGAGAGATCAGACACAGCTTTAATCCGAGAGTCAGGAAAAATAGGAAGAAAAACAGCAGCAGTAAAGACGAGCATGGCAATAATACTAACCCATGCCATTTTCTTTTGGGCAACTGATTTGTCATCTGCTGCTTCGGTTTCGTGTATAGCTTTGATTGTGGCAAGTTCTGAATCGCTAACCACACCATCCCCATCAACGTCATACTCCTCGTAGGCACTTCCTTTCTCCAGTGCCTTTCGCCCTTTTGCAGCCATAGTACATTCCTATGAAATCATTCTGCCACTTCCGTCCTCTATACTACGCTGCCAAGGTTTATCTGTAAATACCGTTTTTGCTTCGCCCCAATTATCGCCATACTCTACGTCTACTTGTGACGGAATCTCGAGATCAACGCAGTTTTCCATAATCTCAGCAATCTCACGAATTTGATCAGGGTCATCAGAGCTGAAACAAAGTTCATCATGAACCTGTAATAATGGAAGGATGCCTTTTTCAGAAAGCGCACGCATCGCTGCTTTAGTTTGATCAGCCGCCGAACCCTGTATTAAACGGTTGAGTGCTTTATGAGTGAACGCTCGTTTAATGTTTGGACCGAACTCTGTTTGAGCTTTTTCAAGATTGCCTATTTTACCCGTGCCAAACGCTCGCGGCTCCCATAGATCAAAACGACACTTACGACCTAAAAGTGTTCGTATATACCCTTTTGTTGAAGCACGGTTGCGGCAGTAGTCGCTCAACATTTTAACAAACGGGACGCGAGCATGGTATACTTCAAACATTTCTTGGGCATCTTCAAGAGGAATGTTGAGTTGCTCGGCTAATTTTCTTTGACCCATTGAGTAAAACAAACCAAGATTGATGTCTTTTGCTTGACGACGCGGAATGCTCGCCATTTCTGCAACAATAGAATGGAAGTCAGCTTCGCCTTTTCTATACTCATCGACAACATCTTCTACTCGAGGTAGTTTCAACAACGATGCGTAATGAACGACCAGCCTCGGCTCTTGTTGAGAGTAATCAATAGACACCCACTTTTCATTCTTTTCGGGCACAAAAATAGACCGAATCATTGGTCCAAGAATCTTATGCCTTGCTGGGATCTGTTGAAGGTTTGGGTTACTGTAGCTAAACCGACCGCTGACCGTTCCTCCTTGATCTGATCTTAGTGAGTGTATCTCCGCGTGAATACGACCTTCATGCTGATAACGTAAAATAGAGTTGATGAAGGTTGTGTTTGCTTTATTGAACTCACGAGCCTCTAGTATCAACTTTGGTAGTTCGTGCGGGTGGTTTTCTAAGAACGCACGATCTATTTTAGGCGCTTGGGTTTTTTCTGTGTATTCATATTGAATCTTAGCTTTGTCAAATAGTTCGCCTATTGAACGAGAGTTCCATATCTCAACGTCACGATTGTACTCTTTCTTGATTTTATGCAGGATCTGTTTTTCTCGTGAACCAAGGTCTTTTTGTAAAAACGCAGCTTTATCTAAATCTACTCGAATGCCCCGCCACCTCATCTCAATTAAAGAAGGAAGAATCGACAACTCCAGATCTAAAATATATTGAAGGTCAGTCTTGCGTATTTCTGTTGAAAGAACATTCCAAAGATCGAGCGTTGCCCGTGCATCTTGCTCAGCGTATGGACCAACATACATCGCGGGTAGTTTCCACATTTCGCTTTTAGGGTTTACTCCCCACTCTTTGGCAGCTTCTTGAAGAACACGCTCGTTCTTAGAAGACGCGATATATGTTTTAGCGAGAGCGTTGAGTGAATACGAAAAACGATTCTCATCAAGTAGCGGCGCAGCGATTAGTGTGTCTTTTATTGCCCCGTTTATTTCCACCCCTTCTCTCTTAAGCCAGCCAACATCATATGCGGCGTTGTGGAATATTTTATCGCAGTTTGTTGAAAGTTGTTTCTTCAACCAACGGAAAACAAGAGTCCTATCGAGATTGCTGCCATTATCATGACGAACTGGGAAGTACCCTTGCCAATCGTCTGTTGCCAAAGCGATACCAATAATGTATCCATCACCCGTTGCCCATCCTGGACCTTTGTTGAGAAGGTTCGGGTCTCGTGTTTCTAAGTCAATCGCAAGTTGTTTAGCTTCGGTCAGGTTTGGCAGAACTTCTGGAGCGCACCACTGACTTTCTGTTTGAAGAAGTGGTATTTGATATGCCAATCTCTTCCCCCAATATTGTTAAAGGTTTTCCACAATTACATTTAGGCCACTTAAAATTTGAAAACAAATCTTCAGGGGCTTCAAATTCTTTTTTGCACTTCTCACACTGTAATTTTACTGTCATTGTTTAAATCCAGCGCGTTTCAGATTAACTGCCTTCCTCACGAGCGAAGCGAAGGCTATTGGGAAGGGTTCCTAGGGGGTAGCCCCCCGAACCTTTTCCCTTGGCTTCAGCTGGCTCCTGAGGCTCTCCAGGGGCGAACCCCCCTAACTCACGGCGTATTTCAACTTCAACTAGGAATAAATAACGGCGCAAGTCCCAAATATCATCAATAATGCCTTCGTTAGAAGGATTAGACAGTATTGCTTCGAATATGTCATAGTTGTGTTTTTTAGTTTGGTTCTCGATACGATCCCATTTACGTGCGAGCATCATAAATGCACCAACGCCCCCACGTTTTTTCCAACTATCTCCATAACTTTCTTGAGCGTGAGACAACGCTTCAGCATCCCAGCACCCAAGTTCTTCTACTTCTTCCAGTATTGAAACTTCTTTGCTCTTCTTTCCAACCATTCTATCGACGCCTTTCTCCAGTCTAAAGCAGTTATACCTCGTGCTTCTTTAATTGCCAAATCATAATCTTTCTTTTTATACGCATTCCATGCTGACAGCATTGGTATTGCTGTTTCAGGGAAAAAACTGTTGCCCCATTTATGCTTGTAAAAAGCGGATGCTTCAAGTCTGCCTTCTGGAGCAGTGAGAAAATTAGTTAAATCTTGATCTATCTTATCTACGTCAGTAAACATTGGCTCTGGTGAGTAGTGCATCCCGTTATTCCAGCCAAGATAAGAATCATACCAAAGAGGGTCCCCTCTGTTTACCTGTAGAGTAATATCCAACATTTTATTATAAACCGCTTCATATGCATGAAAGCTGTCGCTGAGATGATGGTAGTTTCCTATTGGTTTGCCAAGTCTTGCAGCCATATACTCTTGCAAGATTGAAAAGTGAACAGCATTGGCTCCATAAGTCCCCCAGATAATATCATTAGAGCGGCAAGAAACTGTCATGTCCAATCGCCCTTTTCTTAATTTGAAGTATACCTGAGTGTTGCACGGAACATCTTTGCAAGCTGGATCATCTACAATTTTTTGAAGATCATCCACCGACCACATTTGAAGCACCGCCCTGCGAGAATTAGGATTATGAGTCAAATGCTCAACAAGAAGATCAAGCTGGTCTTTTTTCCAATACTCGCGCCATCTATACCCATAAGCCCCGTTTAGTGTAGTTCCATCATCAGAAAAATCTTCCATACGTTTATTAAACTGTTGCACATATGCTAAGTCATCGCGACCTGCTAACATCCAAAGAGCTTCAAACAAATGAAAGAACGGATTAGCATCACGAGAAGGATAAAAGAGAACTCGTTCTTCTGGCCTTTTGTATGTTGTCACCACAGGCTCTGGATATTCAATCACTTTACCTGAGCGCGACTCCTGCCAAACACCACAATTCCCTAGATGCATTAAACCAACATAAAGTGCTTCTGATACGTTTCTTGCGTATATAGTCAGCACTTCATTGTTCCCATGGGCGAGTGACTGCAGGAGTAAACGAGCCTTTTTCGAGGGAGGATTCAATGTTCCGGAGATCAATTTCAGAGGGTTCGTCATAATCTTTTTTTCCTTTCGCATCAGGTAATAATCCAGGACGGTAGCTCAACGCATCACAACCATCACATGGGCCAAAATCTCTTTGACCGTGATACAGCTTTTTTCTTGCAGCCATAAAAGCACCACTCTGCCAAAGTTCTTCTAATGAATTAACGTTAGTGGCAGAACCACAACGGTAATGTCCAGGCCAATCGTTGCAACAGATTGCTACATTGCCATCCCATCTTATAGAAATTTCTCTAAAAACTTTGGCGCAACGTCTTCCTTCTGCTTTTTTATTTTTAGGAAAAGCTGCACCAGCGTGGTTGTTTACTGTTGCGTGATTTCCTTGTGAAGCCACTGAAATGTCTTGGGTGACAACTATGTCGTGATCCGTGGGTTTCCTGCGCCTGTGGGGATTAGCTTTTTTATCTAATGGATATTCAAATAATGGATAAGGTCCAGTATATTTTTCACGAACTTTATCGCAAATTTTAATTCCCTCGTAGTTATCGAGAAGAAGGACATTTAACCCTGCGTCCATAAGCGCGTTTATATTTTGTGACAGATCTCCCTTGAGCAACCCCCCGCCATTAGTAGTCATTTGAAGGTGAGTTTTAGGAAGTGTCTGCCTCAGCAGGGCAACTATAGCCACATACTCAGGGTTCATTGTAGGTTCCCCGTGCATAGCCATTTCTATGCGAGGGTTCCATTTATGCTTTTCCATGGCAGTTTTTATTTTATTAGCAATGATAAGAGCCGCCCCCCAATTGAGAAACTTATAGGGGTGCGAGTTTTTGCCTCGGATGTCTTTTGGTCCATCAGCACCGTTATTCCTTATTGACGCAATACCACAAAAAGAGCACGCAAGGTTACACCCTTCAGTCAGCTCAAGTTGGATGCAATATGGGGGTGATTGTTTTTCCATTAAACTACCCTAACGTATTCTTGAGCGATATCGACTGCGTTATGGTTTTGCAAAAGTTTTTGAGCGTTTGTTCGAATAAAGGTTGCCACACTACTATTTATCTCGCCTTTCAAGAAGTTAGCCAGGTGCTCGTGGTTTTTAAAAGAGATACAATTTTGATTGTCACCAACATCAACCATAGAGTCCTTTGGTCGTATCCATTCTCGATGAAGCAAGCAGATAGCCCCTGCGTCTATGGCTTCAAGAAATGTATATTGAGTGCCCCCGCCGTCTCCTTGTATAACTGAAAAATCAGTCATGAATTTAGCTGAGAAGCACAAATTGACTGCTCCTCGAAAATCTAGTTTATAAATAGCTCGATCTTCTTCTTCACGATGGCTATCTTGAATATACTCAGGGTATTTCGGCAAGATTTTAGTTTTAGTATACATTCTATTTTCTGCGCCACGAATAATAATTTCTTTTCCAGGGGGTAGTTTTCGATTTGCTTCAAACAACCAATGACTATTTTTGTCAAAATCCAACCTAGAAACACTGATGGCGTTGTTAGATCGACGTTCCCATTCTTTGAAATCGAGCGGATCTACAATCCCTAGCGCCATGTACGGATGCGGGATATAGGTAGCTTCTGGCATATGCTCAAGCATTGATCGACGAATGACAATTACTTGGCTCGGAGTGATGAACTCTCGAAACTCTGGGTTGCGTAGTTCAGTAGGGTCATGAATAACGATCGACGCTCCTCGCTCCAGTAATTTCATAGCCACTTCTCTATGATGTTTATCAAGAGCTGTGATTAAAATTGGACCCTCTAACTCAAGAATGTCTTCTTCGCTCACGTTTCTATACGGCACATGGTTACCCATATTCCTGTATGTTTTTTCGGAGCGAGTCGTCATACGAATGACCTCGTGGTCTTCCGAATGAGACATCTTATGATTACCTAATGGTTGTTTACCAACTAGTCCATGATAGAGGTGCGTGGTAAAAGTCACCCAACCCCCATACCGTGACCTACTGAGATACAGTAGCTTCATCGAAGTCCTCTCTTTCTATATCGCTTTCTTTTAGGATGTCGCCAAACCAAGTTTCTAAAATACATAGCGGCTGGTTTTGGCTTATGTTTTTAACCCAGTGCCACGACATAGGCGGAACTAGGATTGAGTCTCTTGTCGCTATTTCAAACCTCTTTTCATCAAGGACAAACAGTCCTCTACCCGCTAGAACTAGCCATTGCTCAGAGCGCTCATGGTGCCTTTGGTAACTTATGCTTTGACGGGGCAGGATGGTCAGGAGCTTGACTAAACACTTTTCCTTTTGCTCTAAAATGTCATAAGTGCCCCATTTACGACTAGTGGTGTGCTCGCCGTTGCGACGGTGCTGGTATTTATTAAGTAGATCACTGGAGGAGTCTATTTTATCGCCGCCTACGTTCCAGAGTACGTCTATTCCTAAATGCTCACATATTTGCATTTCTGGTGTGTTGCACAATTTACGATCTCCGCCATTAGCAAAGTATATTTTTGTATTTTTGTATCGCTTTCGCAGAGCTGCTAATCCTTGCATCACCGACTCATCACGGTCGTCAACTTCGTGAACTTCAGAAATGCTAGAAATGTTTTCCAGTATATCTTTCCTTGTTTCAAAAGGAAGGAACGCTGCACCCTTTTTCCGCGCCAGCCACTCGTCGCTATTTAAAAGAACATGAACTTTCCCATGAGTCGCTGCGTTGACAAACAAGGACGTATGGCCTTTATGAACAGGGTCAAAACCGCCACTTATGGCTACTATTGGATCAAGCCATTGTGTTCGTTCATCCCGAACTACATCTGCTTCTGGGTCGAAACCAAAAGGATTTTCTTGCCCAGTTTTACTCATTGGTTGCCCCCCTTATATTGATATTTTGAGCGAGGCGCACCTTGTTTTAGCCTAACCCTTTCGTATTTATCAAACTCACACAAACTGTGCTCAATTTCCCTCAACTCAAAATCAAGTGAGTGCTGTACTACAGCCAGCGTAAGAAGTTCTCGCATTTCTTCGCACCAGTCATGTCTTTTAGAAGTGTAGGTCAGTTCCCTACCGTAAATACGGTTTAGCCCACGCATCGCTCCTGGACCTGCGTTAGCCCAAGTAAGTATATCAAAGGCTCGAAATCCTACGAACGTGTGGCGAAAATCAGTGACTAGTTCATACGATAAAAATGGTCCAAGGAACGGATACCCCTCAAGCCAAGTATTCATTTTTTGAAGTGAGTCCCAAGGGCATTTATCAAGGAACCTTTCACGGTCATTCCAAACATTTGTAATAGTTTCACAAATGCCACGAACCTTATTTTTACTGGTGGGGCTTTTTATCATATATGCGCCCGTGATCCACTTATCCTGAGGCACGATCACATCATACGCTTTTTCTGGATCCCAATCAATATGAAGATTGTGCTTTAATAGTGTTTGACCAGTTTCAATAAGATTGAACCAGCGAAAAATCACCGTAGCCATATAGACTTCTGGTTTGAATTTTAAGGGGTCTCGGATATTCTCACGGAACCAAACAGTGGTTTTGTCACGCTCACGGTAGGCGTTTGTAAACTTGTATTCTTGTAGAATGGAGTCTTCAGTCCAAGGCCATGGGTCGCCTCGGTCTTTACGCTCTTGAATACGAGTTCGTTCATGAACCCAATAAAAAAATCTTTCTACGCTTTCTTCTTGCATCATATGCCTTTCTAAAAGAAACCCACCCCCTATGGGGGGCGGGTACTCAATAGTAAACTGTTAGGAGGCCATCGCCATCCCTTCTGGAGCTGCCGCCATTGGTTCAACTTGAACATGTCCAGACTCTTCAAGGATTTGAAGATCTTTCGTACCACCTTTAAACTCGGAAACAGCGGCAAGGAATTCGTCAACTGTCATGCCATCAGTGATCACTGCAAAAATAGAGTGTCGATTACTGCCCGTTCTGCGGGGGTTTTCTGGGTTGAGCAAGCTAATTTTTTGCGCTCGATCATAGAGCCGCGTCTTTCTTGTCTGCTTTTCAGACACTGTAGTCTCCTTCTACTGGGGTGTGATTTAACAAGTAATTCATTTTAGCTCTTCCGATACAATGGGTAAAGCGGAAACTTATCTAAAAGAGAAATGACCGTGTAGTTTTTGGTTGAACGATGTGAAGGTTCTTCTTTACTCTAGTAAGCGCAACATAAAACACACGTATCTCATCATCTGGTTCTTTTTGCATTTCTAACCAACTTTTCTGACCGATGTCTGTGATGATTACCACGTTGTCTGCCTCTCCTCCTTTAGAGGCGTGTATTGTGGATATTCGTATGCGAGGGGAACTTGTGAGTTTTTCCCCACGGCGAAGGCAAGCTATAAGATATTGTTTTTCTTTATCTGAAACACGATCAAACGCTTCATGCCAAATAGCTGTTGTCAACAGCCCGTGAGAAGCTAACAAGTCTTTCATGAACAACGTTTTCTCTTCAAAAACACTCTTCATGGATTTATGCTCTTTTGCCACACCTTTGTTAGCTGTCATGTATTTATAGATTTGTTTTACTTGACCAGCCGAAACAGTCTCCCCCTTTCTGAGCTTTTCCCAGTTAAGGATGGCATCCAACAATGTTTCACTGACACCCTTGCGGTTTGCTCGGGAATAGAAAAACCCTTCTAATCTGCATTGCTGTTCCGGTTGGTTTAATAAATAATTGTTACGAGCAAGAATTAACCATTCTCCCTCGCTCATGTCTATATGCTCAATATCTGAGTGCCAAGATAAAGTTCCGGGATCTGGGCGTGGACTCCAGCTTTTTCCTCTTCTTTTTGATACTCGACGAATGAGGCTCCCCGCAAGATAATGCGCGTGCTGCGGAACTCGGTACGATTGTTCTAATACTTCTATCTCGCCCGAAAGCGAAAGAAAGTTATTCACTTCTGCCCCCGCCCACCTAAAAATAGCTTGGTCATCATCTCCTGCAATGTATAAATTTTTACATAGTTTTTCAAGAGCAAAAACCATTTGCCATTGAAGGAAGCTCAAGTCTTGCGCTTCATCAATAAAAATTGTTTCTAATTTTGGTGCAACTTCTTCGGAAAGAAAAAGAGAGAGCATGTCTGTGAAATCATATAGATTCCTAGCTTTTTTAAACTCAGCTAACCCTCTTTCAGCTCGCTCAACTTCAAACCAGCTTATATCTGAATTCACCTGTTGCCATTGTTGACGGACAGGAACCCCCCGAACACGAGCAACTTCTATAATACCAAGGATTTGATCGCCCTTCTTTGAAAACGCAAACGAGCCTTCCTCAAAAGAAGCGTTGCCTGTTACTTCCAACCCCATCAATGTACCAAAATCTTTTCGTTGGTCTTCATTAAATACTTGTGATCGACTCAAACCTAATCGCTGAAAGGCCAGACTATGGAGAGTCCTAAAATAAGGCAGATCATCAGAATCATAGTTAAATAAATCATACGCCCTCCCCTTTGCTTCATCGGCAGCACGGTTAGTGAACGCAAAATAACCAATTTGTTTTGAATCTACCCCCGAAGTTAATTCATTTTCTACAAGTGACAGCAGCCGTGTAGTTTTACCTGTTCCTGGAGGTCCAATAATTATATTCAAATTGGATCCTCCTGAGAAAAATCAGGTAAATCAAACGGGTCTGTTTGTGAATCAAACGTTGGTATTCCCCATAAATTTACAAATCTGTTTTTGATATTTTGCCCTGAATGAACTGCGCCTAAGTCGCGCAACCGAGCAGTAATCTTAGGTCGAGTAAAGTGACGAAAATTATGACGTTGAAGATAAGCCTCAAGGTCAGACAACCGAAAGAAAGTTTTGTTATCTTCTGTGTACGGCTTGCCAAGTAGTATCTCTTCTTTAGTCTGTGCTTGCGCTCGATCAGTGCAAAACGCTTCTAACAGATCTTGGAACTGACCTTCTATAGAAGCGTCTCTAGGCACTTCTATGATAGTAACGTTGTCAAGTAAATTTTGCATGACCCCTTGCCACGCTCGCTCACTCATCTTGGGCGGCATTTTATCTATAGTTTCCATACAAACTCGTTGAAACCTCGTCTGGTTCTGAAGGTCTTCAGTAATCATTTCTAAACGATTACCCTCTACATCAAGGAACCAAACAGGAGGGTTTGAGTTTTGTTTAGTCAACGAACCAAAAGAGGGCATCGCTGTCGCGGGAGAAATACCAAACTTTCGAGTTTTACAAACTCCTGAGTTACAATGAGCACAAATCGGTTGGTCATTGCATTTGTAGTTATACTCTTTAGTTTTGAGCTGTTTTAAAATAGTCAAAACTTCTGAAGAGCCAAGAGGAGGAGACAAGTACTCTCGATTGTACTCTTCTAGTTTATCTTCCCAATTATCAGGGTCTGAAAGTTTTGCATAAATACCTAAACTAAACAGACCGTTGTTTCGTGTGCCTTGAGGAAACCCCTGTGTCACTAAAAATTGTAAACACGGTGGACCATCTTTGAGCACCTGTTTTTCGTTTTTAATAACTTTGAATTTTTCAAGAGTTTCAGGGGGAACCTGTACCTCATCGGCGTAGTCTAAAAATTGCGTTAGTGTGTTTACGTCGCCGTTTTTATCCAGCGAGTAACGAGTAGTGTCGTCTCCGCCAAAGTAAGGCATGTTTAAAAAGTTGCCTGTATCCCCCCGCTCTGACAAAATTTCTGACTGCTTCGGGAATATTTCACTTGAAGCAAAACCAAGAGATGCCGACATTTCTGATAACTTCAGCCGCATTAAACTTGCTGGCACATACTCTTCCGTGAAAAGAAAAAGGTGGGCACCCCCTGACTTGCTTCTGCACAAAATCAGGGGGAACTCACGCTCATGTATTCGAGCGTTCACGTTTTTCAAGTCAAGCGAAAAATCATCTATGTCAATGCACCCCCACCGACAAGTGTTGTCGTCAGTGATTGGGATGATGCCTAAAGAAGGTTCTTCACCATTTAGGTGCTTTTGCCATAACTCAGTTGTTGGCTCTCCGTGTTGGACAAAAGAATCTACTTTTTTCTTTCCGTCTTCGCGGAGACCAACAACCTCGGTCGTTCCGTAGGCTCTATTTAACCCAGAAAATCTTTCTATAAACCTTTCTAATTCGCTCACTTGGATTACTCACTTAGAATGGTACGTTATCAGAGGAACCCTCTTGCTCTGGCGCACTGGCTTTCACAGTCCCTGCCATCACAGCCTTATAGAAGATGGCCCCTATTTGGAACTCCTCTGTATTAGCGTCTCGCCTATCAGAAACTTCGTAACCAAACCAACTGCCGTGCTTATTTGACTCGGGAACAGTCAGCAACGTGTACGCAGAAGCAAACGAAGGTTTTGGTTTTATGGAACCGTCAGGCAACGTAATAGTTTGAGAAACCATTTGCGTGTTCCATTTACGCGACTTTTTCAGTTGCGTAGAAGTCATTGACAAAACTGCTTGCGTTGGGCCGTAGGTCGGACTCAACAAGATAATATAGTGAGAAGCAGTATTGGCTAAATAGTTGCCGTTTTCAAGGATATCCTGCCCCCTCTCATTCTTAGTTGTTCTTGAAAGTATGCCACTTTCAGGATCGTGAACGGCTACAAAACCACCCTCCATATCTCTTGGCACCCACTCTACAAGGGTTCTTTGGTAGGCACAGGGTATTACTCCTACACCTTTTTCACCGTCAAATAACTCATTGGTTACGGTATTGAACAACATGCCAACCTCAGAGCCTTCAATGTGCTTACCCTCTCGTTTGTTTAACTGAGGGGAGTTGCTCTGAATGATGTTGATAAACGGAATCGCAAGGTCATCCGTTCCTAGGTCCTCTACTCCCTGCCCTGCAAAGGCGAGGAGGTCGTCATTAGAAATGGCAAGAGGAGCGTCCTCTTTTTTCGCAACTTGATTTGCCATGCTAAGTCTCCTTACTTAATAGTGGCTCGCTCTCCTATAAATAAATTGAAGCAATCATCTGGTGGTATCGTTTCACCAGACTCAATTTGCTCCCGCGCAAAACCTCGGAGAGTGGAAGGTTCTACCCATTCTTTATCACCTGGATAAAGCCCTTTATCCTCAAGTTCTTTCTTAACTCGTAGGGCTTGGTCATCTTTATCTCGGGTAAAATCTACTGTAAGGCGGTGCTTAATAAGCCCTTCGTGACCGTGCTCTCTAAGCCACTCAAACGCTTTTTCTGTTTTATCGGAAGGAATAGTGCAGCTGTAAAACTTCTTCACTGAAACTTTGCCGCCATTACGAAGAGTCACTTCCGCGACACCGTACTCGGTCATGACCGCAGGAATTAAATCTTCAGTGAGCTGTTTGCGCTGCTCCTTCATACCCTTGAGGATTTTTTCTTGCTCAGTTATTTCTTTATCAAGATCGATTACCTGATTTGAAAGCTCACTGATACGACCAAGTGTGTCGTTTTCAAAAGTTTTAGGTGTCTCTTCAAAGAAACTAAGTATCTCTTCTTTAGAAACTTCAGTCATGTGCTTCCCCCCTATGAGCTGCTGGGTGTAGATCTATTTCAACGGGATAATAGTCTTTTTCAATTCTATCCCATTTGAGAATAGAATATTTCCCTACGTTAATATCAGAAGCTATCGCACAAGCCAGACCTATTACTGCAGGGTCACCCATAAGTAATAGATAATCAGAACTTGTGAACTCTTTCAACCCGTCTTTGAGGCGGCGAACAGTTGGGGCTGGGCTGAGAACAATGTTCGTATTAGGCGGCAGCAAAACCTTGAGGTCGCCATAAGCCCTAGCACCTAAAATATTGCGCCCCGGAACTTCTTGAACTACGAAAACTGACAACGTATTCTCCTTTCTACTTTATAATAGCTATTATTATATATAGGGCTCATGAAAGCTAGTAGTTTTTTATCTCCCGGATACCAATAGGCAATATGCCAATAATTTTTTTATCAAGCTACTGAGCGGTAAAGGTTATTCATATATTGGTTCTTATTGGCATCTACTCAGCTTGCCCTCAATACTGGCGAGTTAGGAGGAAAAACTACTTTATATCCTATATATAGCGGGGTAAACTACTGGTTCCTCAGAAAGATAAGAAAGCTATGCAGAAAAAATATAAATTTAAGACCGAGCCTTTTGAACACCAGCGGGCAGCCTTGGGTGCAAGTTGGAATAAAACGGAGTTCGCGTATTTTATGGAAATGGGGACAGGAAAATCCAAAGTCCTCATTGATAATATGGCAATCCTATATGATTATGGTCATATAAACGCGGCGTTGATAGTAGCACCAAAAGGTGTCTATAAAAACTGGGCGCAACTTGAAATTCCTAAACACCTCCCTGATCATATCCAGCCCAGTATTGTTTGCTGGACACCTAACCCAAATAAACAAGAAAAAGAAGATCTCATCAGTTTATTTGAGGCGACTAATGATCTTGTGATTTTTATAATGAATGTGGAAGCGTTCAGTACAAAGAAGGGTGTTGGGTTTGCTGAAAAGTTTTTATTAGCACACAATGCTCTTTTTGCCATAGACGAAAGCACAACTATCAAAAATGCCTCTGCTAAAAGAACAAAAGCTGTGCTCAAGTTGGCGGCGATGTCCTCTCACCGAAGGATTTTGACTGGGTTTCCGGTTACAAAATCTCCTTTAGATTTATACAGCCAGTGTGCTTTTCTAAGTGAAGATCTTTTAGGGTTTTCCTCATACTACACTTATAAGAATCATTTTGCTATTCTTCAGAAAAGATCAGTTGCAACTCACAGCTTTCAACAAATAGTAGGCTATCGCAACCTAGAGGAACTAAAAGACCTATTAAATCCGTTTGCTTTTCGTGTTTTGAAGAAAGACTGTATTGACCTACCCGATAAGGTGTACACAACACGGGAAGTCGAACTCACCCCTGAACAAAAAAGAATCTATAAGGAGCTGAAAGACTATGCTATTGCTCAGCTAGACGGGGCGGAGTTCGTCACAACAAACTCAGTGATTACTCAAATTCTAAGACTACAACAAGTTTTATGCGGGTTCACAACAACCGACGCGAAAGAAATAGTTGAGATACCGAGCAATCGTCTTAAAGAACTGATGGCCACTCTTGAAGAAGTAGAGGGCAAATGCATTATTTGGGCGAACTACCAGCACGATATAAGAGCCATCACTGCTGAGATAGCCAAGGTCTACGGTACAGAGTCTGTTGCTCATTATTACGGGGAAACTAGCGCAGAAGACCGCCCGATCATTGTAGACCGATTTCAGGATCCTGAGTCAACCCTTAGATATTTTGTTGGTCAGCCAAGGACGGGGGGCTTCGGCCTCACACTTACGGAGGCTAATACAGTCATCTATTATTCAAACGGCTATGACCTTGAAACAAGGCTTCAATCAGAAGACCGCGCTCACCGCATAGGTCAAACAAATAAAGTCACTTACATAGACCTAATCGCCCCTAAAACTATAGACGATAAAATACTCAAATCGCTTCGTAATAAAATTAACTTAGCCACGCAAGTGCTCGGCGAAGATTACCGTGAGTGGCTACTTTAACTTAGACAAAGGATTGTTCAAAGCCTTGCGGATTTGATCATCAACATCTTTTTTGAGCGCCTTCATTCCATTTGTCATGGAATCGTCTAAGCTGTCCATTCTAGTGCTCAAACGATCTCGCAATGTATTGTTGCGCTCATTCTCTTTGTCGATCATACTTCGAACTTGATCTTGTATTCCTTTGACCCGTCTTTCAGTAGATTCAACAAGGCGCTCTGTCCGTAAGATTTCGCCTTTTAGATCTCGTTTGATTGTTCGGGTTTCGTCTCGCGCAGACTCAGCGGACTGCTGGATTGCTTCTTCTAGTTTTTCAAAAACTGTAATCTTACCTTCTATAACATTTATTTTTGAATCAATAGTCTTGTTAAGAGCGCCCATATCTGATTTCAAAACAGCCAGCCTTTTGTCAAACCCAGAAAGATCTGGCGCAGAGTAGCTCCCAATTTTATCGCGCATATCCATGTAATCTTTGTAAAACTCAAACCCTCCCCACATAGCACCACCGAATGTTGAGATAGCTGTCAAAATTATTGCAATCTTGCCACCTTTAAATTTAATACCTGCAACTTCAACTTCAGCCATCTATTTTCTCCATTGAAGGTTTACTAGATTATTGTGCTGAGCAGAAGAACCACCGAAAAGCACATACTGAGCAAAATTATTGTCAGAAATAACAGAATCAGGAACTCTTGCATTGTCAAAAAACCCCGGTTTGTCTTGAAGGGATACAGGAGACTTAAAGAAAGATTTTGAGTCTCCAAGAACTTGCATTATAACAAGAGTTCTTATTTGGTTATTCGAATCATAACGACCCGATGATCCCATCCTTTTAATAATTTGTTTGGCTATTTTTTCTTTAACTGCTTTCTTAGCAACAACTTTTGGCTTTTCTTGCTGCTCTTTTTCCGGCTCCGGCTCCGGCTCCGGCTCCGGCTCCGCTTCAGTAGGCTCCGGCTCCGCTTCAGTAGGCTCCGGCTCCGCTTCAGTAGGCTCCGCTTCAGTAGGCTCCGCTTCAGTAGG